CCGGGCTGCAAACACTTCTGGTGCTACATTTGTTTCGGGAGAAACAGTAACAGGATCATCTTCTGGTGCAACAGGAACAGTACATGGAACACAAGCAACCGCAGTTGTATTTGGAAATATCGACACGAAGGCACTTTCTGCGGATGATTCGATAATTGGAATACGAGATGTTCTTCCTATCAAAGCAGAGAAACTTTCTTCAGATGATATGTTCTCTATTGAGTATCAGTTTAACTTAAATTCTTTACCTGGCCTTCTTAGAGGTTCGGGTGGTCTATCGAACTATGCAACATCAAGACAGTACATAGATTTGATGGATGATTTCTTTTCTAAGAGTGACACAAGACAGATCCGTTTCAATAGACTCACAGATAAAGTTCATATTGACATGGATTGGGATGCAACTCTTAAAATTGGAGATTGGTTGGTTCTCCAATGTTACAAAAAGATCGATGGTGCAACTTATACAGAGATGTACAACGACATCTTTCTTAAAAAATATACAACTGCATTATTCAAAAAACAATGGGGCGCAAACCTTATGAAATATGAGGGAATGCAATTACCCGGCGGTGCAACTCTAAATGGTAGACAAATTTATGATGATGGTAACACAGAATTGGAAAAATTAGAGGAAGAATCGCAAATGAGGTATCAATTGCCCGATAACTTTTATGTAGGATAGTATAATGGCGACAAATTCATACTTCCGTACATTTGATGCAAAAAACGAACAAGAATTATTACATTCACTAACACAAGAATCAATTCAGATATACGGACACGATGTTTCTTATATTCCTAGAACTTTGGTTAATACCGATACTGTTCTAGGTGAGGACTCAATTTCAGAATATAAAGATGCGTATTCAATCGAAATGTTTATCAAATCAGTAGACGGATTTGAAGGTGAAGGTGATTTAATTTCAAAGTTTGGTCTGGAAGTTCGTGATCAGATTGTGTTCTCACTGGCACGAAGAGCTTGGCAAGGGTTGGATTTGGGGGTTCGGCCCAAAGAGGGAGATTTAGTTTATTTTCCTCTTACCAACAAGCTCTTCCAGATCATGTTTGTCGAACATGAAACTCCATTCTACCAAAATGGTGCATTACCAACATTCGATTTAACTTGTGAACTCTTCACTTACTCTGATGAGAAGTTGGACACAGATATTGATGCAATCGATGTAATAGAACAGAAACAGTCTTTTGTTCGTACATTTGAACTTTCAAGTATTTCTGGTACATTCTCTGAAGGTGAAACAGTCACAGGAGGAACTTCATCTATTACTGGTGAGGTTGCAAGATGGGATTCTGCAACGAGTTACCTATATCTAATTAACATGACAGGAACATTTTCGTTGAACGAAATTATTACTGGTGCTACAAGTTTGGCCACAGGAACTTACTCGACAAAAGTTACAACGGATGAGACTGCTGAAACACTTTCGACAATCGATGCTGGAACATCTGACAACGTTGCAAGTAACAAACAATTTGAGATCGATGCAGATTCGGTATTTGATTTTACTGAAGGCAATCCATTTGGAGATAACCCATAATGTTTGGAACGTATTTTTATCACCAGACTTCAAGAAAAATGGTGGTTGCATTTGGATCACTATTTAATACCATTGAAGTTCGTAGAACCAATAGTGCAGGGTCGGTAATTGAAACAATAAAAGTTCCACTTGCATATGGCCCGAAGGAAAAGTTTCTCACTCGTATAAGTGCAGATCCAAATCTGAATCCTGGCGTGGCACTTACTGTTCCAAGAATGGGATTTGAGTTGACATCCATGACATACGATGGTGTGAGAAAACTCAATACTATGGGAAGAAATGTCGCATCGGGAACTACAGGACTCAAGAAACAATACAATCCTGTTCCTTATAATTGGGATTTTACTCTTTATGTTTATGTGAAAAATGCAGAGGATGGAACACAGATACTAGAACAAATCCTTCCATTTTTTACACCAGAATTTACAGTAACAATGAATCTCGTTTCATCTATGGGTGAAAAACGAGACATACCACTTGTTTTGAATTCAGTTACAAGTGAAGACACTTATGAGGGTGATTATGCAACAAGAAGGTCTATTATTTGGACTCTTTCGTTTTTGATGAAGGGGTGGTTATATCCAAACATAGTAGACAATGCAAAAGTCATTACAGATGTGGTAGTAGATACACACTTAATGAATGCAGTTGCAGCAGATCCCGAATATATAGTGATGGAAGACAGTACTGATTACAGTACGAATTACATGATTTTAGACAAACATGAGATCGATGTTGCTACACGAATAAGAGTTCTGAATGAAAGTTCAGAAGAAGCAGTTGCAGCCGGTGCAACAATTAGTAGAACAAGTGTTGTACCAAAAGACACAACTGCACTTACAGATGATGATTTTGGATTCACAGAAACATTTGAATTCTTTCCTCAAGGTAAGACATACGATCCAGTAGCTGATACGGATAGTTAATGAAAGTTGAAAAATTAGTTGAACAAAGGATCGAAAAACATCTTGATCTTGGGGAAAATGATTCCCATTACACTAAAAATGAAGTAAAAGTTCTAAATACAGAAGGTAGTATTGTTCCAGCCGTGAATGGTTCTGCCGACAATAAGGATAATGATTTTCAATATGCTCGTGAAAATCTTTATGATATTATTGAAAAAGGTAGAGATGCAATGGAAGAACTTCTGGAAATTGCAAAGTCAGAAGAGTCTCCTAGAGCATTTGAGGTGTTTGGTCAACTACTAAAAAATATGACCGATACTCAACAAACCCTCATGGAGCTACATCAGAAAAAACAAAAGTTAGAAAATGATGGAGATAGACAGGAAGTCAGTAGAGCACAAAACGTAACCAATGCATTATTTGTAGGTAGTACTGCTGACCTATTAAAATTAGTCAAAAAAGAAACGAAGCAAAATGATTGATATTTTTAATACCTCTGAATTGATGATGTTGGGGTTAGTCCTCTTCTCATCTTTTTGGATATTTCTATTTAATTACAGACAGGATAATAAGGACAAGTATAGTGGCCATGCGTGGTTGATATTACTGGATCTGCTTATTAATATGGGTATGTCTGCAACTGGATATTTGTTGATTTCAATTGTATTCACAAATGTTCCGCAACTTGCAGCATATGAAAGTTATCGATACCCTGTGGGATATCTATTTGGTTTAACTTCAAACGTAAGTATACCGATAGTTCTCAAGTGGTTTCAACAGCAAATAACTAAAAAACTTAATGAAGCAGGAAAGAAGTGAGGTAAATTATGGCAGAACAAAAGAAACATAAACATGATGATGCAGAATTTGTAGAAATTGAACCAGTAAAACAGATTGAAGTAGAGACTAAAGATCTGGTGGTTTCAAGTAAATTATTCATATATTTAATCATTGGACTATTGACATATTTGATATTCTTAGTAATACCATCTATTGAAGAAAAAGTAACATGGATGGAAAAAGACCTCAATTCTGTATTGGTACAGTCAGAGCGGTTTAAAAAAGGAACGAGAGTTTTTGCGAAAGACAATCAATGTGCATCTTGTCATTTAAGCCCAGATTATCTTCTTCACAACTTACTTACCAAATATCCTAGTTTTTCTGACATCAAGGCATTCATGTCAGTCGGACATCAAAGATACTACACCATGTCAGCCCCGATTGCAGATGAAGAACTTCTGACAATTTATCGGGCATTGCAATGATAATGGTAGGTAAAGTATTCATATCACTAATATGGACATTCTGGTTATTAGCATCTGGTTCTGTTGCAGATGGTGCAGAAATGAAACCACATGACCATAGTAAAATGTCTATCGAAGAAAGACGGGCCGTCCAAAAGAAATGGAAAGAGGAAGAAGAAAAACCCAAACCAGAATATATTCCTACATATGGAACAACTTTCAATCGGGTAAAAGAAAGAGGATATGTCATATGTGGAACTAATGATGAGTTTCCTGGCTTCTCACAAGAACATTGGAGCAATGAAGATGGTAAGTTATGGAAAGGTTTTGATGTAGATATTTGCCGTGCAGTTGCAATTGCAATGTTCGGGAATGTAGAGGATATTGAATTTGAAGTAGTCAATGGAAAGACTCGATTTGAATATTTGATTGACGGCACTATAGATATTCTTTCTGCAGCAACAACTTATACTTTTACGAGGAATGTTTCAAAAAAATTAGAATTCATGCCCACAACCTATTACGATGGACAAGGATTCATTGTAAGAAAAACTCTTGGAGTTTCATCTGCAAAACAGATGGAAGGTGCAAGGATATGTTTTAGTTCTACTGGAACTGGAGCAAAGAACATTGCAGACTTCATGAAATTACATGGAATATCCTATATTCCTGTTGCAGTAAAACCTACAGAAAAAACAAAGAACGTATACAAAAGGGGTGATTGTGATATGTATGGAACAGATCGATCTGGTCTTGCATCTAATCGCTTGAGTTTCGATGCACCAGAAAGACATTTGATTCTTCCAGAGATAATTTCAAAAGAACCTCTTGGGCCAGTTGTTCGATACGGAGATCAGAAATGGTCAGATGTAGTTCGATGGTCAGTTTATGTTCTTTTTATTGCGGAAGAAATGGGATTAAATTCTAAAAATATAGACAGATTTAAAAACAATATCGATCCAAATATACAAAGGTTTATGGGTGAATTAAATGGAAAAGATCATCCTCATCTTGGATCTAAACTTGGGCTAGGCAAAACTTGGTCATACGATATCATTAGGTTACTTGGAAATTATAGAGAAATATATGAACGGAATGTAGGAGAGAATACTCCACTTGGATTAAATCGTGGTTTGAATAAACTTTACAATCATGGAGGATTGCTGTACGCCCCGCCATTAAAATAAGGAAATATGGGTCACGTTACACGTTATTCCAAGTCAGAAGAAATTCTGGAAAATGGAGAATCTACAATTAATCATTTCCTGCAAGTACCAGAAAATCGTACTGCGGTTGATAATATTCTAAGAGTTAATCATGGCAATCAGATGAGATTGGGATTGATGGCCGATGCAAAGGCAAATATTATGATCACAGTTACTTCTATTGTTTTTTCAGTTACAGTTGCGAACCTAGATAATGTAGCAATAAGATGGCCATTGTTGGGATTTGCATTTGGTTGTTTCCTTGCATTATTGTTTGCAATATTTGCAATCATACCTAATACAGATTATCCTAAAATAAAAGGATCGAATGAAATCGATAGGGAATCTCCTATATTCAATCCCCTATTCTTTGGTCACTTTGCACATTTGGATATAGATGAATACAAAGAAGATTATGCAAAAATCCTAATGACTGATGATAGTGTGTATGACTCAATGTCAGGAGACATTTTCGGACAAGGAAAAATTCTTGCATTGAAGAAGTATAAGTATTTAAAATGGTCTTATAATAGTTTTCTCGTAGGAATGTCAAGTGCTATTATAATTTTTGTAATACAAAATATGATATAGGAATAAATGCCTGAACATGGAACGTACTTAGGGAATCCCCTATTAAAAGCAGCATATGTGGATCAAGATTGGTCAGAAGAACAAGTAGGAGAATATGTTCGATGCCAACAAGATCCTCTTCATTTTGTAACTGAACATATAAAAATTGTTTCAGTTGATGAAGGATTGGTTGATTTTGATGTTCGTGATTATCAAGAAGATATGATCGACAAGTTTCACAATGAACGATTTGTGATCTGTAAGATGGCCAGACAATCTGGTAAGTCAACTACTATCCTTGCATACTTACTCCATTACATCCTTTTCAACGAGAACGTTTCGGTTGCAATTCTTGCAAACAAGAAATCT